GTAAAACTATGTCAAGTCTTAACTCTAATAATTTTCAAATAAATACTTCTAAAGGTGCCGGTGAGGAGGTGCAAGTTCAAGAACAAGTCACTAACGTCTTCTTTGCTGAAGAGCGTGAAGTTTCTTCTTCTAAAGTTTTTGCCTCTGAACCTACTTTTTCCTCTTCTTATGTTGACTCTGTTAACATGCCTGAACAAAAATGGCTCCTTTCTGAAATTCTTACTCGTCCTGTTCAACTCCCTACAGTTGAATGGTCTACTGCTACCGCTGCTAAAAATATAATTGCTTCTTTTGATATTCCACGTTCTATTTATAATCTTTCTATTGTTCCTATTTCTGTATTACTCAGCTTTATGTCTTTTCTTCGTGCTGATTGGACTCTCCGTCTTCAATTAAATTCTCCTAAATTTTCACAAGGGAGATTACTTGTTTATTTTGATCCTCTTAATAACCGTCCTTTTGCTTTTGGTGGTAGTTCTAATAATTGTATGTCTTTTTATAATTTAATGGTACTTCCTCATGTTTGGTTAGATCCTTCTGACTCAAAAGTTGTGGAATTAGTCATTCCATACCGTCATTTTCTCGACTATTTTCGTCTTAACTATTCATCTGTAAATACTCAAGATCCACGTGAAAATTCACTTGGGCGTGTCCATTTCATTGTTTTTAATCCTTTAGAAGTCTCTACTGGTACTACAACATCTGTCTATGTCACACCATCTATCTACGCCCAGAATCCTAGTGTACATGTTCCTACCGCTCAACATGATCTGGAAACTCCTTTGTTTTCTGTTCGTGAGTGTGGTTTAACCGACGTTATTGGTGCTGCAACTGATACTTTTAAAGCAGGTGCTGCTATTGCTTCTGGCTCTCCTACTATGGTTAGTTCTACTCTGAAGGCCGTTGGCAGTGTAGCTAAAGTTTTACAAGATCTCGATCGCCCTCTTTCTGTTGGTGAAGTCATTTTGCCTTGTAATCGTATGCTTGCTCCTTTCTCCCATGGTTCTGGTGTTGATTCTTCTATTAGATTGTCTCTTCTTGAAGGTTCTCAAACCCAAACTCCATCTGAAATAGCTGGTGATGCTCATAAAGAATCTGATCTTTCTCCGATACTTAAAATTCCTACTGTTATCACTATTCAGGATTGGTCCTCTACACAGGGCTCCGATACACCTTTGTTTCTTTTACCTGTCACTCCTAATTACCACATACAAGAAGCTTATTCCTCAACCACTTATATTGGCTCTTTCTCCAACCTTGGAGCCTGGGCATCTCGATTTAAATACTGGCGGGGTGGTATTCGTTTTATTTTTGATTTTGTTTCTACGCAATTTCATGCTGGTCGTCTCCGTGCTTCTTTCTTTCCTAATCAATTCTTTGGTCTCTTAGCTGATGCTCCTAGTTCTGCTGCTGGTACTTCTGTTCCTAATATGATAATGGATTTGCAAGCTAAGAAAGAGTTTGAGTTCGTTGTGCCTTGGTATAGTGGAACTCCTTATCGTAAATGTACACATCCCTATGATGCTACACAGGAAATCAATCAACATTTTCGCAGTAATAATTATGGGGTTTCCGGCACTGTAGTTATTTATGTTCTCAATCCATTAATTGTTAATAATAATGCTCCCGCTGCTATTCATATCAATGTTCTCATGTCCGGGGCTGATGATTTTGAATTATTTGGCCCTTGTCCTCCTCAACCAGAATTGGTGAATCCTGTTCTGTCCTCTATAAATCCGTTAACCGACGAAAATCTAGAAGAAGTTTTTGAATGTGGTTTGACACAAGTTCCTGGTGATGTCATTGAAGGTGAAGATATGATTCTTAAACCCGTTGCTAATATACTCTCGCACGGGTCTGGAATTGTTAAATCTCCTTCAATGTATCAGGCAGGTGAGTCCCATATGAATATTAAGAACCTCATTCGTCGTTTTGGCTTTCATTCTCGCTTTGGTTTGCCCGATCCGATGGTTGTTGCTCCCGCTTGTGTGCGTATTCGTATTCCCCAAAATCCCACTTTAACATTTAATGTAAATTCTAACACTGATAATAGACCTCTTAATTTATTTTCTTTTATAAATTCTTTGTTCGCAATGTGGAGAGGTTCTATTCGTTATAAACTTATCTCGCCTGTATCTAAAAATGCTCAATTACTTGTTTATTCTTATCATAATCTATTAGGTTCATCAACTGCCATTATTAATGGAGTTATTCAGTTTCCTTTCTTTGCTTTCTCCTATGGTTCTGCTGTTAACAACTTTTCTCATACTCCTGCTTTCGAATTGGAAGCACCGTTTGTTTCGGGTTTTACCAATTTAGTTACTTATAATCCTAAAGGTTTATTATCTACACGCTTCTACTCTGTTTCCAGTCTTGATATCATCTGTTCTTCTACTGCTGATTCTGTTTTTCCTGTTGTTGCTGGTTCATACATCGACTGCTTTGTCGGTGCCGGCGATGATTTTGTTCTTCATTACTATCTTGGTCCGTTAATATATGTTTGTTCAGGTCTTAATTTCCCCATCGTGTGAAGACCAGAGGTAAAATCGTAACTTTCGAAATTTATTATCTGGTGATTGAGTGTCTGTATCTTGTGCGCATTTTACAACACAACACATCACTTTGGTTTTAAATCTAGAT